TAGATTTAATAGCATCCCATTTTTTAACAATCAATATACCATACCCTGTAAGTGCCGCACTAAATATTAATGCAGTCGCTGCATCCACAGCCATAGCACCAAAAGATGGGAAACCAGCAACTGCTTGTAACGCATAATACCCAGTATAAAAACCTAATAACCCACCAATAAATGCAATGAATAACCATTTTAAAATTGGAAATAAAAAGGCGATAATATGTATCAACGGAATTAATGCAACCAAAATTGGACTTATCAACGAAACAATAAGGTTAAATAAAAAGAAGATTACGTCAAAATTACGTACACCATCATTTGTTGGAAACCTATTATTTGTAGTCGTACAAGTTCTATTTGTTATTTCTTTTATACCTAAATGATTACTTCTACTATAACCCCATTTCCACCTATCAATAAAATTAGCAACCGTATATACTTTGTTATAATTTAATTCATAAAAATAATCTTCACAATTAATAGCCACTTGTTGATCAGGATAATCATCCCAATCCAAACTAAAAGCATAAGACTTTAATTGTAAATCCTTATCCACCGAACTGAATAACCCATTTGAACTCCACCCATATTCACGAATATTAGGAACCAAATAATCAGCCCTTAATATATCATTATTAATACCATCTTCATTTTGATATTGTAACCTAAATCTATATTTACCTTTTGTCGGTATACCTATCGTAGGATCATTTGATAATATCTGATTACCAAACTCATCAGTAGTTATGTAGTCCATATTCATTGGAACTTCAACCAACCACGTACCATCATCATTAATCACATTACCACCTTCAGGTAAATCAAATGATTCAAGTATTGGTCTACCTTGACTATCATAATCTATCGTTTGTCTTATTGTTAATATCTTACCGGCAGCTGTTGTAAGATCACATAAATTACCCGCATTTTGTTTTGGTTTACAATTGGACTTTAAAAAATCTTCTTCAGATGTTGATATTAAAGATCCCATAAAAATAGAATGTGGTTTTATTTCAATACCCAAATCCCTTAAATCAAAATCAACACGTGTGATTCCAACGTCACAAATATTATCTTCACCCCAAAAAGAAGAAACATTAATATCCTTTTTTTGGTTAACTATCTGTGGTAGTGAATCAATATCCGTTGATGATTTAAATTTATTTCCATTAAATTGTCCCGTAGAACCTATCCCCATACGAATTAAATCAGATGGTGTTAAAGAGAAGCAACCAATATTGGATAAGTCCAAGTCCATCATAATTGTCTGTATACCCAAGGGCACACCAATAATCATAAAGTCACCACTTTCATTTGTTTTTACCGTGAATTTATAATACTTGTCATAAATTTCAAGAACTTCCTTCCGTTTTAAAACATCTTCACGATCAGGAAATGTACCCGTCGGAGTATGTCCATCATATTCCTTTCTATATGGTAATAAATTATACCTATACCCATCTTCGTTTTTAGTTTCAATGGTTTTATATGGATATAATGTGGATATTACCGGATCTTCTTCATCTTCACTTGTTAAGGGTACAAATATTGATATATTCGCATTTGGTACACCAAACCCCCCATTTGTGATTACCCTTCCTACAACCACTCCGTAATCCGCACAAAAACGTGTATATACATCATCTTGTCTTAATTTTAAAGATAAAATCTCTAAAAAATCAAAATCTTGATTAATGTTTATACGTATATTTTTATCTTCGCCTGGTGTTGTTCGTAATCTATAACTTTTAATCATTATATACTTTAAAAATAAATAGTTATTTTAGTCTTTTTAAAAAACTAATCACCATTTATTTAAAATAAACAATTAACTAAAGTCAACACTTTTTAATTGTTTAACCCTTACATTAATATCTCTAGTGTCAAACCTTACTTGGAATATCTGATCAGGTTCAGCAAATATAGTATCATCTATTAATTCAATTTCTCTTGTATTAGTATCAACATAACGTTGTGATACTTCAGATGATGAATATCTACCACCCACCTTATTATATATTTTTAAATCAGACAAGGTTATAACCCCCGCAGTATTTTGAATTATCTTCCTTACCTCAGACACATTTAAATTCTGTCCCAAATCTTTATTTGTTGGTAACATTAAATTTGATATCCCATTAATAACCTCAGTTATAATTTGACTTTGCGATGTGTTATTCTCAATTACAACAGATATATCAAACTCCAAGTCTATTACCTTAGCAACATCAATTGAAATATAATCATTAATCATCCTATACTTAGATAAGTAAGTTGCCAAATTACTCTTTAAACTATTAGGTACATTTTGTGTCAAATTACCATCAGAATCATATGATAACACCTGAATGGTAATCTTATTGTTGTTCTCAATTATCGCAACCTTAGCCGGTGCACCATATTTACCAGGCATTGTATCAATTAAAGATTTATAATCATTTACTGTTACTGCTCTTTTTTGTGCCGCAAAATTAAATGATACCATATTCCTTACTTCCTCAACAGTCGGCGGATTTGAACCCCCCACAGCACCCGTAACATTCGTTACTTTTAATGATTTGACAACATTGGAATTAATAATATCTGAAGGTCCGTTAACAGATAAGTTTACATTACCCACCTGATTAATCGCACCAACACCAACATTTGAACCAGTTCCCCCACCAATTCTATATTGAACAAATATTGTGGTATTTGGTTGAACCGTCAAACCTAAACCAATATTGTTTTGATAATTTTGTATATTTAAACTCGTTCCGAATTTTGCAAAATCTTGCAATTGTTGGTTCGGGGTTGTTGTACCACCACCGAATTGTATCTTCATAAACCCTTCTGGTGTATATTCGGTAATAAATCTATTATCCGTTTTTATATACTTACCAATCTTTATACCAGGTCTATCACTTGGTTTGGTATTATCTTCAATAAACACAGTATCTTCAGCTAATGCATCCACTTCATACCATCTGTTGTCTTGTGATATAAAATCAGAATAATTAGGTATCCCTTGGTATTGTGTACCACTTTTTTGTATGATTGATGTTACACTTAACACGTTCTTCTCTGGTAAAAAGAAATTAAAAAATGGAACAACATCATTTGGGTTGACAACACGTTTAAAAACTTTAGTAATACCATTAACAACCACTTCTTGTTTTGTGATAGTATACCCAACAATTTTATTATTAGTATCTAAAACAGGGATTTTAGTTCTATTTTTAACACCTTCAAGGTTATAATCCGAGGAGAAATCAACATCATAAACCGTTTCAAATGTATTACCACCCCCATTAAATCGTGCCCCAGATCTTAAAATTCCAAGATACCTAACATCATCACTATCACCAAAAGCAGGGACCTGTATTGAAATGTTTGCAAGTGCCAACGATGGACGATAACCCGGTATTTTTAATCCATATGTTCTTGCAATATTAAATATAGAAGAACGTTGTTGTGCATATTGTAATACAGTTTCTTGTATACTTCTATCTATATGATAATGTAAGTTATCACCAATAGCAGCATTTAAATCCATTAAAACGGAGAATATCGCCGCGTCACTAAAGTTTTGAACAACATCAGGATAATATTGTTTCGCATAATTTATTAAATCTTGCCTTAAACTTTCAAAATCCCTACTTGTATAATTAATTTTATTAATTGCCATATTATAATAATAATGTTACTGTTTGTGATGGACTAAACGCCGTATTGTTATATGTATAATCTATTTTTAATACTGCAGTGTACTCCTGTGTATTTGCTCCTGGTATTCTATAAACATCATTTGTTTCGTAGGAAGGTTGTTGATTAGTTCTATCCGACGCAATCAATGATGTGTATGTAATTTTCCCTTTATCGTATGATAAATTAAAACTATTACTTGTTTGAACAGAATTATCATCCTTCTCTAAATAAGGTTTAACAGATATTTCATTAATTGTTAAAAAAGGAAGATACTTCTCAACTTGATCCTGCACCTCATCTTTTATACTATCAAATGTTTGTCCATCAAATGGATCAAATATAAATTCATAAATTCTAGTACCAAAATCAGGTAAAAAATACCTTTCACCCTTTTTAGTTAATATTAAATGTAATAAAGCACTTCTTACTTCTTCATCAGTTGTATCTGACATATCAAAGTAGTACCCATATTGACTTAACCTAAAAGGGAAATTTATTCCGTATGTTATACCATTAGCCATTACTTATAAATATAGACTTTCAAATATTTTTATAAATAAAAAAAAATCACAACATTAAGTCGTGATTTTTTAATATTCTGTTTTTGTTTTTTATGATGAACATCCAAAACATTCAAAAGGACTATCTTTTGGTTTTTGTGGTAAAATATCAACTTTAGGTACTTCAACTTTAGTTGGTTTCTCCATTTTTGATATATCAACCGCCAAATGTTTTGCCCCTGTTGAAATCGCCTTGGTTCTTACATAATAACAAAGTGTTTTTAACCCCCTTTCCCACGAATGGAAATGTGAAGAAGTAATCTTTGATAATGTCGGATTTGCCATATAAATGTTCATTGATTGTGATTGATCAATGAATGGTGCCCTTTCAGATGCCATATCAATAAGTTCACGTTGTGAAATTTCCCAAATAGTTTTATATTTTTGAATTAAATGTTCAATTCTTTTAACTTTCTTATTGTAATGTTTGTCTTCAGGATCTAAATAATTGTTGAAGTTAATGTTTTGAATTGACCCTTCGTTGATAATGATTTCATTTTTCAAATCCTCACACCAAATTCCAATCTTTTCAAAATCATTAATTAGATACTTGTTAACAATTAAAATTTCACCACCAACAACTCGTCTATTAAATAATGCTGAGTGTGCTGGTTCGGTCATTTCAAATGAACCTGTAATCTTCGCTGAAGATGCTACTGGCATTTGTGCTGTGAATAATGAATTACAAACACCGTACTCAGAAACACTCTTCTTTAATTTATTCCAATTCCACATTCCCGAAAGTTGAGTCTCATCAATACCCCACATATCAAATTG